ACCGAAGATTACGTGGAGTTGCTTATAAGCAGCCTCCTCGTCGCCGTCGACCGCAGCTTGCGCGAGTTGACCGATCTTTCGGATCACTTCTCGATCAAGCGGCCTCGCCTGGTACGTCTTGCCATAGATTTTCACCTTGATCGGTGGGAATAATGGCTTTTCTTTTGTTAGTTCAAACCCCATGTGACCTCCTTTACACTACGTAGTCGTAGAGCTTGCCCTCGTAGCCGGAGTCCTGATTCACGAAGACCTTGAACACCACTAGGTGTACGCGCTGGCCTTCGCGGTCGAACCCGAGCTCGAAAGTCCGGTAAGGGAAGCACTTGTACAGGCGGATCCACTTTTTAGAATCCGCAACGGGCTGGTTGTCACAGAGCGGTTTCAGCACGATCTGCTTTGCGTTTTCGTACATGTCGCAACCGGACTTCGCTTTGAAAGCTGCCACTCCGCCGGCTCCGCTGTCGACCCCTTCCAGCAGGGTAATTAGCTGCTGGAGGGTGCTTCTGGCCATAGGCACCTCAAGCTCTACAACGGTTCCGGTGAATACGGCGTCAACCGGGGTTTCGCCCCACTCCTCTTCCTGGACATCGCTGATGCTGTCGGTTGTTCGAAAATTCACGGTTCCGAACGTAGGATTCAGCACGAGCGGCGTCCCTTCGTAGTCCCAAACGACTTGAACGGGCCCTTTGTCCCCAAACGGCAACTTCGGCATTTTTCTGCCCTCCTCTTAAAAGGTTATGGAGCGTTAGCAATGCTCCAGACGTAATTGGTCGAGAACTCAAAGTAGCCCTCTTCATTCGGATTCGCAATCGGTGCTGGAGGAGCGACGGCATTTATCACCATCGCATCCTGGGTCGGCGAACCGAACGTGGCCGGCAACGTCCATCCGGCCGTTCCGTGTAGTGCCTCGTAGAGGCACCATGCGTCCTCGAGCGCGGTGGCATAGTCCTCAGCCCGGTTCCAGATCTGTATCGACTTCTCTTCCCAATCGGGGAGATCCGGAAACACAGTACCGCCTCCGCGCTCCAGGACGACTGCACATCTTATTGGCACTTCTGAACCATCGGGGCGGCGGTCCGGCCGGTATCCGACGAAAAGATTGTTGCCGATGACCCATCCGCACGCACTCTGGTAGCTCAGGAAGCGTGCAATCGCATAAAGCCTCGCCCAATTACTGCTCATTTTAGGCCTCTTCGTACGAACTTAGATAGCTCCTCAGCCATTCGTTTCACCACGTCGGTAGCGTACCGTGCAAGCTTTGTCTCAAGGTATTTCGGCCCGCTCCCCGGGAGTGTCCAATTCCAGGTTTCCAGCCCTTCATGGACGTAAGCCGCATACTCGGTATTGAATCCGAGAAATACGAAAATCTCCCGCTTTCGGATAACGGGCCGAAGGACCCGTTGGCTCCGCGCCAGCGTACCGGACTTATGGGGCACCATCGGCTCCTCGGTCACGGCCTTCGCAAGGATAAACGGGCCCTGCCGATGAAGCGAATCCGCAGCGGCTTCAGGGTACCGACGAACATACCGCTCGAAGCCTTCGTCGAATTCCGCAAAGTCCATGTAAAAACCAGTCTGTGCAGTTACCATTAGACTACAAAAACCTCCACATGATGCAATGCCGTTGAGTTCTGCGGTTGAAACACCTTTACGACCTTGTATTCGGTCCCGCCGTAGCGAAGAAAACAATTTGTATTTAGCGTTACGGCTGGGGAAAAGAAAACCAATGCCGTCGCGAGTACCTCCTCGCCACGATCATCGATGACTCGTCTTAGGCCGTGCTCCCAACGACACCTGACGTTTGGGGTGACAGTCTCCCCGGTCAGCCGCCCGTACTTGTCCTTTGCCTTTCGGACAATATCGCACTTGTTAATCAAGAGTCCTGCGAAGCTCATCTCCGTCTCCACGCCATCATGTTGTTCCCCCTCTTGCCGCATTCGCCGACGACATCCACCTCAAAACCCAGGCCGATGAAGAACTCCCGATCAAACCTCGAGTAGTGAATTCCGGGCCCGGTAGCCCCATCGCCCGCCATCGGGTGTTCGTCGGTCACTCCGGCACATGGGCACCCAAGGACTAGCAGATGCCGGGTCTTGCGCCATAGCGCCGCAAGGGCAGATTCGACCTCCTTAAGGTGGACGTGCTCAGGCCCCTGCCACCACATGACAACATCATAGTCCTCGTCGGTCAGGCTTTCAATATTCCGTACATCGCCCTCGATTACATAGCGGAAGGATCCGGGTGGCCGCCAGGTGTTTTTGAATTGATGGCCCTTTTCATTCATCCGTCTCAGGGCTGCCGCGTTCTTCGGGGAGACTTCCACCACATCAATCTCGTAGCCGGCTTTATCAAAGCCGTCCTGTCCGCGGAACATTGGATAATTGTACCGGATCTTGGCTCCGACATACAGCAGCGTATGATAGTCAAAAAGATCCGGTACACATCGCGAGATCTGGGCATCTCTCATCTGCAGCAGCGTCATCATCACAGCCCTCCGAGAATCTCCGTAAGTTCCGTTATACGGTTGCGGATGCTATGGTTTTCGCGTACGTAGGCCGTGCCTTCGTCTCGGATCCTCCGGAATAGTTCTGGCGCAGAAGCGCAATGGAGGATTTGCTTTCCGATGTTCGTTGCCGACACCGGAATGTAATGACGGTGGGCCCGAAGTCCCGCTGCATAGATATCAGCCGTCCGCTCGGCTAGGAGGAGACACCCGGCCGCCGGGATCTCAAAATACTTTGCCAAACCATAGCGGTACACCGATGCCGTCGCAATGCTGCATGCATAATCATTTAGCCGGCGCGCATAGACCTCATTTAACAAGGGCCCTTCGGTTTGGAGGGCTTTTGTGCGATCGCCCCATCTCGGATGAATGCCCCGCACAATAACGTCTGCTAGCGGACCGGGGGCTGCAATGAGCTGCATTAGACTAGCCCTCAGGGGATATAGCCGCGGTTGTATGTGACCCGTAAAAAGGCATTTTCGCTCCTGATCATCGCGAAGCGGCAACCGCGCGTAACGATCGTGCGGTGCAAAGTACAGCGGAAAGAATCGCCACTCCCCGGTGAATTCAGGGAATCTTGTCCTCATATAAGAGCCATAAGTACAGAGGACGACATCCGCCCTATCAAAGACGGGCCGTAGCTCTTCTCTGTTATAATTGTGCGGACCAGTTAGAATTACGATAAGCTGTACGCGGCGCGGCAACCGTATTGCTTCGTTCAGGGCCCGTTTCCCGTGTGCTCCGGTGTACACGATGACGACAGCCGCCGAGAGGGCCCCTGTCGGCAATGAATCTGCGTAGTGAACCTCCGCCCCGATTCTCCTCTCAACTTCCGTAAAGAAATGAAGAACACGATCGCTTAGCCTTCGGTTTGAGTAGAAAATCCGCGGCACTATAGCAAGTATTTTCATCCCGTCTCCCCCCTCTGCCGAGTATTCCGCCACGCCAGAAGATTACTGCCCCGGCGATCTCGGGTACCGATTGTATGTGTCGAGTAGCCTAGGGCGCGTAGAAGATCCGGGTAAATCGAGCTCCGGTGCTTCTCCCAGGGATTGCCGTCAACGGGGCCCTGATCGTAGCGGCCCCACGGCGAAGCAAGAATGACGAGCCGCTCTGCAATCTCCTCAAGGTTTGCTAGGGTCGGTGCCAGGTCCTCGATTGCTATGTGCTCCGGCCCATGCCACCAGCAAACGACATCGTACCGAGGCAACGGCAGGGCCTCGCGCATAATGTTTCTTACGTCGCCGCAAACGACATCTTGCACTCCGGAGACGCGCTTTGCTATGTACATGGCATTGGGGAGCCAGATCTCCAGGACGGTTATCCTGTAGCCCCGATCCCTGAACAGATCGAGGACCTGCTGGCGCCGCCGATTCGCCCCGACATAAAGAAGTGTTTTGTACTTTAGAGCGTCCGGTATACAATGCAGGAGCTGGCGATTTCGCGTCATCTGTCACCCCCTCCGTGATGACGCAGATCGGGATCGATAAAATCCTCGATAGCCGAGGTATCTTCCGGAATGCAGAGCCCTGCAAATTCGCAGATCTCAGCCAAAGGAAGCCTCCAGTCGGCGAAGAAATCATCGTAGATGACCAGGTGCCATGGCACCTGTGCTTCATCAAAGGCTCGAAGGGCCGCGGACATATAGTGCCGGGCCAACCAGACCCCGCGCGCCAACTGAAAATGGTTGCGGGCTCGAAGGCTTTTGGCGATATTGTGCCAGGCGCGGGTAGTCAGCACGACCCGGACTTCGCGCCCTTGTTTTCTTATGACCGGGCACCACGCCGGAAGTGTAAGGCACGCCCTGGGATCCTTCCACGCAACGATGCGATCCGCCGGCCACTGCGCGACAAAGCGATTCATCTCCCAGAGCACGTAACCATCGGGATCGACAATCTCATCCGGCGGACTGTGCCAGGAGCCCCCGGATAAGGCGAGGAGCTTATCGTTTATCCTGACGAATGTCTTGTCCTCAAAGTGCCCCTTCGGATTGTCACGGAGCCCGCTGATGAGGTTTGTGCCCAACTCAGCCCCGCAATGCCAAAGAAGGCCGGCTACGAGGCTCGTCCCCGATCGATGCATCCCGGTCACTAAAATGATCGGTCTCATGCGGCCTCCAGGATGAAGACTTCCAGATGCTTGTCAGGCGGCCGGCGAAAGACTATCTTTCTTTCTATCAATCTCCACTGCAGACTTCCGAAGAGTATTCTAACCTGCTTCCGCGCAAAAAAGTACAGCCCCCGAGCGAAGTCCCGACCCTGCCGCGTCCAGATAGCGCCCACCAGACGGCCCCCGGGCCGCAGTACTCGACGGCATTCAGCCAACGACTGTCGAAGATCTTTCACCTGGGCCAGATGAATCCCCGCCCGGATTGTTCCGTAGTAGGACGCCGGAGCCTCGATAACCAAGCGCTCCGGTTCAACCGGCATGCCTCTGAGGTCAAGGACACGGAGCCCCCGGCGGTACGCCGCTCTCTCAAGCGGCTCCAGTTGTTCGTCGAGAAATTTCTTCGCCATTAGTTCCCTCCTCTAAGAGACAGTATTCCATCCAGCGCCGCACTCGGCCTGGCGCACATGCTCGGCCAAAAAGCGCCTTCGCCTCGGTACCTATTTTGTGGCAGGCGTCGCGGTTCGCCCGACACCATTCAATCCGGTCGATGAGGTCAGAGTAGTCGCCGGCGCATTTGATGTAATGGCGCCCGGGTTCAGGCTTCTCCCACCACGGCAAGACGATTTCCAGCCGCGGCGAAATCGTGCACATGCCAAAAGCCCAGAGCTGGAGCTGGCCGCGGTCGAGGATATCATTCCTCGCGCCGGGCACGCAGACAGCCACGAGAGACCGCTCGACCCGCCTCCAGAAGCCTTCAGGTTTGGTAATGGTCGTGTCCAGCAGCGTCCCATACTTACGACGCAGGGTTGCCTGAACCCTCAGCCGGCGCTCCTTCGCTGCGGCCCCGGGCCGCTGCGCGTTCAAGATGAATTCACCCCGCGCATCATAGCGAATTAGTTGTTTAAGCGCCTTGTACTGCTGCCAGGAGTGAAATGATACCGGGGTGAACGGGTAAGTCCGCCGATGGGCGTCGTGGCGGTCATGCGAGTAGTGGTATCTGAAGCAGGCGTCGAACTCATTGACATCGGGTGCTGTGTGATGGTGGTCGCCGAAGTCGATGAGGATCCTGCGCCCTTCGACCTGGACCTCAAAGCCGCGATTCGCCCTGGGCATTGTGGCATACTCAACGCGGAGCCCGGCCGCGGCCATGAGACGTGCAAAGAACTTGTAATGAACCGCATAATATCGCTGCCCGTCGTTTTTCGGCATGATGATGTATTTCAGCCAGCCCATCTTTTGCCCCTCTCGCTCAGAAGATCGAACGATGCCCCCCACAGTAAACCGCGTTCCTGGCGCATTCTGAGGAACATGCGGTCTCTGCTTTCGACGGGCTTCGCCGTCCGGTAGGTTTCATCCTTCGGCCGATGGTGTTTGACTCGCGCGGCCGGACACGTGTAAAATCGGCCGATCGACCGGGCGAACTTACCAAGCTCAAAATCCGACCCGTAATGTACATAATCCGGGCAGAAAACAGCCTGGCGCGGAAAGCGCTTGATGAAAGCCGGGCCGAGGATCCCGAACGCAGAGCTACATCCTCGGACATCCTGGGTTATGGCGACCACGGCGTCCCCGTCCGGCGCTTTGGCTCGGAGGCGTTTAACCGTCATCTCGATCGCCCGCGGTTCAAATTCCAAGTCATCGCTTGCATAAATCACGGCCCCTTCCCGGATTCGGCCTAGCGCTTCGTTCATCGCCTGTACCCAGTCCACCCGCTGGCGGTTATAGTGGACATCAACCCCAAGCCCGCGTGCCTGGTTCAGGACATCCGGGTTCCCGTCGACAACGACGTGGACGCTCAAGTCGGTGTATGTTTGAGCCCGGAGTGATGCGACGGTCTTTACCAAGAGCTTCGGCCTTGCGAAGGTCGGGATCACTACACTAACGTGCATTGAGGACCCTCCGGTAAGCGGCAACATATTTTTTCGTCAGCTCAATCGGATGGCGTTCCTGTAGCATCCAGAGACGTGCCCTTTCTTGGTAATCGCGCAGGATCGGCGGATTGTCTATGAGCCACAGGAGCCGTTCCTCCAGGGTGGAAAGCGTCGCATAAACGAAAGGTGATCGGCGCGATGACGATACGACGACGCATGCGAGGCTTGCGCCCTCAAGGGCCGTACGGTGCCAATTTCCCGTAACGACATCATCAATCAGGATATGGGCCCGCGCTTTCATCTTGAGGTTCTCTTCGTAGGGCCGCCCTTCTATCCAGATGATCTCAGCCGCACGTTTGACAGCAACCCGCTGGAGAATCGCCTTCACCTGGTGGTAGCCCTTGGAGTCGGGCCGCCCCGGCGGCATGCGGTTAGTCGGTGCGAATGCTATGGCGACCCGTGTCGGTCGGCGCTGCGGTACGAGCTCATCGGGGTCGACGATGTTCGGGAGCCCCGGGATGCCGTACTCGGCCAATTGGCCGGGTTGGTCGATCGTGTAGCTTTGGTCGGCCCATTGCATAAGTGCGTTCCAATTACCAAGGCGCGGAAGGCTATGGAATTGCGCCAGCACGCGCTGCGACCCCCGCAACCGCCGGATCGCTGGCGTCAGGTAGTTGTTAACATGCCAAATGTCAGCACGTTCCATAGCCGCCCGGGCCGTTCCGTTCTGCGAGGTCATAAGCAAATGATAAGGGAAAACACGCCCGTCGGCATACCGGAAAAAGTCATTCACGAGCGAAACGTCAAGGTCGGTATAGCGGCGGAGCGCCTTGTACAGCTCCCAAGGCGCCCCCGCCATCGGCGTCCTGGAGTAGATCGCCACCCTCATTTGTTCTTACCCCGTTATGACATAGGTAGATATCTTTGAGAATTTCAGAAATGGGAACCGCTTCATCGGTAGAACCCATAGCGCTTTGACCAAGGATATCGTCCGGAAGGCGAAAAGAAAAGCGCCCGGTTTGTTTCCTATAAACATCCGGTATAGAAGAAAAAATTTTGTGGAAACAATCCGTATCATCTTGATCTGCGTTTTAAATTTTAGCAATTCTAAATACCTCCTCAAGCGTCAAATAAAGTGGTAGTCTCATCTCCGGATTCCTCCCTCGCTTACGCGTTCGATGTCCCCGGGATCGACTCTCGTTTCGTAAATCTCATAGCAACGGGTCGGCTTCACGGCCTCGAATTGGTGCCAGAGCAACGGCGCGACGACCGTAATCTGCCCAGGATCGAGTACGGTGCTGTCGATGAGTTTTTCACCCGTGGCATCCCAGACCCGAACCACCAGGCGCCCCGAAATGATATGAAAGAGGTTGCTCTTTCCCTTCACGTGCCGATGCTTCGAACAATAGCCGCCGGCTTTGATTTCCAGATAGTGGACCTCGACGTTCGCCGTCCGGAAGATAAGCGTCGTCCGACCCCAGACCTTATCCTTTACAACGCCGCACTTCAATGCAACACCTCCTTCCAATTTTTCTCCGGCCAGCAACGGAGCGCACTATCGGGCCCGAGGTTGATAATGCGGTTCGGGAGGTGGCGTGTAAGCATTGCGGCACGCTGAAAATACTTGATGAACTTCTTGACGGTCTGTTCGCGCTGGGCAACCGGGTGTCCGGCATGCCAATGGCTCCGGCCGTCGCTGTGCTTGCAGTCAAAGCCGAGGAGATAGATCGGATCGGCCCCGAGGCAGAGCGCAAGGTTGATCGCTGCATAGCCGGAGTTATTGCCGTGCCCAAGCCCCTCCTGGAGAGATGGGCTGATCGCGCGCAGACCGTACTGATAGCTCTTGTAAACGGGTACGATAAAAAAGCCGTTCGGTAGCCGGAGCGAATAGGTTGCAAGCCAGACTTTATAAGACCGGGCTCGACGGAATTTGTCCAGGGCCCTGTGACCGTCCGGAAGTCTATCGTACTTTCCGTCGAGTAGCCAGTTGAGAAACCGCGTATCCATCGAGAAGATAATTGTCGGTTCAAAGCGCTCAAATGCTCGGTTTATCCCTATCGTCCGCCACCCCCGAAGCAGGCTGAAATCGAAATCACGAAGACTCGGACCTCCTCCGACGACAATGCACGGCCGGCCCTTCCAGGCTCCATCCGGTAGGACCTCGTGCAATCTTCGGTTCGTCAGTTGCTCTGCTTCAAACAATCTGTTCTTCGGCACTTTCATTGGTCGCCTTCCCCTTATGGAGTCATGATTATAGGCTTTTTCTGTTTGATGTAGTGCCGCAGTACAGCGTCAACCTTATCGATCCCCGTCAGGACACCATCTTTCCAGTAGCCCGTCAGCCCCTTCGTATAAGCATACCTTCCGATCTTTTCGCTCTTGTACGAGCCGCCGGCTCCGAATGCCCCCTCGTTGATAGCGTCAACGAGCCAGACTATCGCATCCTTTATCGGTTGCGGCGGCGTCTCGCCGTAAGTCCCGACGAAGCGGCAGTTATTGTGCCCCTCCGGAAAGATCCCCTCGACGTTCCCGGCCCCACCGGCCAGCCGAACCAATATCCCGGCCCCGCTCTGAAAAACACCGCTGCCGCAGAGATTCAGATAGACGGAGTTTTCATCAAAGCTATACCAGGTCTCGGTAAGCTCGACGTTGCAGATGTAGACATGATCGATACTGATGATGTCTGCTTCAAGAGGAAGTGCAATCCGGTTCTTTCCGTTGCCGTTGATCTCGATATCGAAATTTTTGACGTAGAAAGGGCGTCCGAGGATCTTATCCACGAGCGTCTCGGCGAAATCGATCCGCTCGACCTGGCAGGATGCGTCGCAGCCGCTGGGCCAGCTCGTTACGTTGCTCGGGCTAATGTAATTTCCCATGGACACTCCTGAAAGAAAGAAGAGGGGAGGCTATCGTTGGGGTTGAATAGTCTGTACTGACAGCCTCCCCGGATATTAAACTGAGAACTCAGTTGCCTAATCGGTCACCCGCTTCTGCACAACGTAGAGGTAGTCGATGTCCAGGTTGTGGGCATCGGCCTCCGCGTTCCTGATTCCGAACCCGACGTTGAGCTCTTCGTCCTGCACGATATGGGTCGTTACCGACCCGGTGGCGACGCAGTAGCCGCCCTCCTGGGCATCGGTGAAGACGAACCAACGGATCGTGCCGTTACCGTCCCAATGGAAGCCGAACCGATACCAGGTGTTGTCGGGGAGATCGATCCCGGTGTCGACCTGGTTTCCGGCCCCGTTGAAAGCGTTGGCGAAGTACACGTCGTCCCCGCCCGTTGCGACATCGCCGAAAAAGACAACGTAGTCATTCGGGGCGGTGAAGAACGTGTTACCCGTGATGAGTCCGAACCACCAGTCGGCATTGTCCGGATCATCCACCCGAAGCCGAACCTCGGCGTAGAGCTCGAAATTGTCCACGAGCTGGAAGCATTCGCAGCCGTAGACGAGCTCGTCGAGGTCATTGTCAGCCCCTGCATTTGTGATCCGGAGTACTCCGTTCACAGCGTCGATGCAGGTCTCGGTGGCCGACCCGCTGCCCTGCTCTGTCGTGGTTGTGGTCCAGCAGTCGGAGTCGAAGCAGCAGAAATCGAGCTCGAGCCGGTGAGCGTAAGGGAGCGTAAAGTACTTGAACCAGCCCCACTTATCGTGGTTGATGTGCCAGTTCAAGAACTCGATGTCCCTGATGAAGAGCTCGGGACTGTGAGTGTCAATGTTTGCGTGAGGATATTCCATGGCTTTCCTCCAATTTTTTGATCAGCTCCTCCTTCGTCAGGAAGAACGAACGGGCGATCCCGCGCCTCGCAGCGATGGATCGAAGCTCCCATATAGGGTAGCCGCTATAGTCGATTTCCTTCTCAGAATCCAGCTCCCCCTCGACTACCATGACGTGGACCAACGGGTGCGCTTGAAGCTCCCTGGCCGCCCGCGCGTCCGGAATATCGATCGGGGTATTGTGGGGAAGAAAGATATTGCCCAGACAGGTCGGAAACGCCCTGGACCGCCCGTAGTTAATCGCCCTTGCCAGCATCTCAGCACTCATGCTCCAGACATCTCAGGAAGACGATCGCATCGACGTTTTCGATGGCGTACGCGACCCGGATGCTGTAGAAAAAGTACCAGGCGCGGTCGGGCGGATAGCGCCACGGCTCGATCCGGATATCTCTTTGAAGCCCGATGATGAGATTGTTTTTCACGGTCAGCAAGCAGTCCGTGTAGTCTCCGCCTCCGATGAGCCCATAGGTGCCGTCAGCGTCCTGGCCGAGGTTGGTCGGCATGAGCGGAACGTCGATAATGGGAACCTTGCCGTAGGAGGGTGGAACCTTCCCGGTGAAAATGGCATCTCCGAGTGCCGTGGCCCGGGAGCTCAGCGCACCCAGATAGTCCTGCGTCACGAGGTCTGAGTTGAGGAACACCATGTTGGCCAGACCGTTGGCGGTCTTGTATTTGGACGGCATGTTCTTCAGCATCTTGTGGTATTTGAACTCCCAGTTGTAGGGCGGATTCGGATCCTGCTCGGCGATGAGCCCGGGAAGGTTGAAGTGCGCATCCGGGTCATCCTTTCCGCTAGGACAGCTCGCGCCGCTCTGGCAGACACAGGCTTCCTTGATGTGTGCGGATCCTGTGACCGAGTTGTAGTACGCCTGGCCCTGGGCACTGTGGTTGATGATGTACCGCCAGCCGTCGACCGTGCTCCGAGCATCATCGGGAGAAAAACCGTTCAGGCTGTGCGTGTCGCCCATATAGCCGATCTCTTCGAGCTCGTTCGCCATCTTCTTGGCAACGATACTCATCAGCTTGTTCTTGAAGGACGCCTCGTTCTCGATGTGCCTCAGATCTTCGACATCCTTGTCATAAATCGGGAACGCCCCCAGAAGCTCGACGGTCGATAGGGTGATTTTGTTCTGGGCCCATTGTTTCTTGTACCTTGACTCATCGAATTGGTTGGCCGGCACGAGAAATCGGCCCTCTCCGAATCCAATGCCCCGGATCTCCTCCTGCGGCCGGTCCATGACGATCTTGCGGGCGTAGTTCTTCATCACGCTTTCGTCCCACATGTACTCAATGAACTGCTCAGCTTCCTTTGGTTGGAGCTGGATCTCCGGCATCGAAATCAGGTTGTAGGCTTTTTTGATTCCGAATTTTCGTTTTAAGATGTCTTTGCTTCCCAGCATCGTCAATTCTCCTTGCCTTTTCCGGTGTCGACGAGCCGCTCAAACGTAAGCGACGGCCAGAGGTCGATGACCCCCTTGTCAGCCAACTTCCGAATATCGGCGGTTGACATGGTTGCCAGCTTTGCTTTCGTTAGCGGCTTGTCTTCAGAGCCCGGCTCGTCGTCGTCACCATCATCGTCAAGTTGCTTGCTCACGGGCTCGCCGCGGGCGAGTTTCTTCACGGTGTCTGTGAGTTCCTTGATCTGCTTTTTCAGCTCCTCGCGCTCGCGCTCCTCGGCCTCCTTCTGTTTCCGCACCTGCTCCTGCTCCCAGCGCTGCAGTCGTTCGAGCCGCGCCCTCAGCTCGGGTGAGAGCTTATCGAGATCGATCGATGTGCTCTTCCTCAGGCTCTCCTCGCGCTCCTCGATGAACCCCTTAAGGATTTCGGTGGCCTTCTTTAGCTCCTCGGTGGTCGCCCCATCCAGCTTCGTACGGGCCTTCTCCACGTCGGTCAGCTCGGCCAGGAAGTCGACCTCGGCGCTCTTCTTCGCCGGATACCCGTAGCTTGAGTACTTCGCCAGAGTCTTGATGGCTTTCAGGACATCATCGGGCATGTCGTCCTTGTACTTGTTCAGGATCGCCAGCGCTCCGGAGATTGCCTTCGCGGCCTGCTCGGTGAGCCCCTTCGCCTTCTCGATCTCCTCTTCACTCAGCTCGGTTTCCGGACCCAGCAGATCCTTCAGTATCTGCACCAAGTCCATGATTGCCCTCCTCTTCTTGATGTAAAAGGTTTTACGGACCGCTCCGGCATCGACTAGGCTAACCTCGTCGATGTCTATGTCCTCTAATTTCTTTGGCATTGCGGCCCTCCGTTGCCCCGGACCCCGCCAGCTCTTCCGCTAGCGTACAGCCGGGGCTGGAAAATGTCCACGATTGTTTTCCCCGTTGCGCTCCGGCCTCGGCGCCGGGCGCCGGCATGGCCGCTTCCGGACCATCCGCCCCCGCCCACGAGCCCGCGCACGGCCTCGTGTTCGCCCGGGTCCGGCCCCCCGTAAACCGGTTGGAACCGGAGCCCGATAAGGTCATTATAGCACACGGATAATACGTTTGTCAAGTATATGCCCCTCTGGCGCGTCCGCCCATGCTAAAGGCGTTAAGGCGACCCTCCTCGACCATTTCCCAGATGGCCGGGTCCGTGACCTTCAGCATTAGCCACCACGAACCGGCCTTCACGACCTTGCCGCCGCGCCGGATGTCGTGCTCGGGCTGAAAGCACTCAAGGATCGGGAAATCATAAGCCCGGCCTTCGTGTTGAACCTTTATCCGGGCCTTGTTCTTGGCGTATTTTTCCATGAATCGATACATGGCCTCTTCGATTTCTTCGGCCGTGGTGTAGTCGCCCTGGGTATCAACGGAATCCGGTTCGTAAACGACGCCGCCCACGATTTGCTTCGTCTTGACCTTTTTGTAGATCCGGAACTTGAAGACCGGTTCTTCCTTTTTGACAGGCTTTTCGTGGTCATCATCGGCGAGGCGCTTTATCATCCAGACTCTTTCGCCGTCGGTCGGCACGAAGGAGAACAAGTAGTTCCCGTCGAATACCCGCCCGCCCTCGAAGCGGAACTTCTTTGCGTGCTCTTCGGCACAGTAAAGTTTCCAGCGGAACTTATCTATGCGGATCATTGCACCCCACTTATTCGCCGACGCCCCCGGCGAGCCCGGTTCAAAGATTTCGATCCGCCGGCCCCCGGCTTCCATCCATCCCAACGGACCCCGGATGACTTCGGTTTCCGGTTCGCCGGCGCGCCCTTGCTTCCATGGCGCGCGTAGCACCTTCTTCCTTTCGTTTAGGGCCTTGAGCTTCGAAAGCCCGGAAATTTTCCCAATGAAGACCTCATTGCCCTGCCAGGTGTTTTCCTTATCGCGGCGGAGGCGCATGTCAATGTGAGCGCCGTAATCGCCGATCACGTCAAGGAGCTTGCGTTCGAGTTTGCCGATGTCGGTCCTTGCCACCAGGATCCCGGCTTCGCCGTCCTTCAATACCAATGCCGCCCCATCGGAGAGACCCATTATGTGGAGCTGAGCGACCCCGGTGCCGGAGTCGCCCTCTTTGAACGTGATATTGCCGACTTCCTCTTTTTCCACATAGCCGGGGCCGGGCCTCTCCAGCCTCCTCATCTCACCCCCGCATTTGGGACATTCTACATCTCTGCAATGGGCATCTGATTCTAGCGTATAACCACATTGTGTGCATTCGCATCTGTAAGCGGCCTTTGTTCTCCGTCGGGCTGCGATTGCCTTCGCTTGCTCCGCCGTGGTGAGCGCCGTTCCCGCCGGCTTCTTGCTCCTCACGATCGGATTATCCCAGGTGAACCTGTCCCCGTCCTCGTCGTACTTGACCTCGGCAACGGCCACCTCCAGCACGTCACCTTTCTTCGCCTCGATCCTCGTCGCGTAGGTGCGGCCGATTGGTACCCCGCCGGCGATCTCGCACTCGTAGACCCACCCGCCGCCTTCCTTGGCCGTTCGGTCGACGACGCGCACCCTTAGCTCCTTGAGGTTCTTGAACTTGGCCCACTCGGCCGTCTCCCCGTCGAGGGGGTACGGGGAATTCAGCACCTTGCACATGGCGCCCTCGCTGTGGGGTTCGGCGCTATGCTTGCGGACCGCCCCCTTGAACTCCCGCTCGGTCCTGGCGATGGTCGGCTTCACGCGCTCCAGGAGCTTTTCGTCCACGCCGGCGAACAGGCGGTCGAGATACTTCTGGCGCTCCGTCCAGGGCAGATTGTGGAGATCCCGGCCGTCGTACCAGAGACAGTCAAAGACGGCAATCTTCGGCGTGAACTCCGGAGGCCTCTTCGCCATAATGTAGGACGGCATGTCCTTCCGCTCGATCTTCTTCCCCTCGACCCAGACGGTTAGCTCCCCGTCAAGGATGAACGTGCCGTCCATGGCCGCGATCTCTTCGGTGGCGTCCTTGATCACGTCGCTTATGTCCCGCTTCGCGTCCTCGCTGTAGGCCCTCACATCGGAGCCGCGCTTGTGAATCTGGACGCGGAACCCGTCGAACTTCGTCTCAACGGCGATGCCAGGGTCGGGAATGTAGCCCTGCGCCCAGGTGGTCCAGAGGTCCTCGATATCGCCGAACTCGTACTTACCATACCCGCCTCGTGACTTCAGCGGGGTAAATGGATGCCCGGGGACAAGCCTTATCGTGCGAGCCTTCACGATCGGGCGGAACACCTGACCGTCGCGCCCTATCTCTATTCCCAGCTCACGCGCATCGTCCAGGTGCGCCTCGACCGGCTTCCCTATGTGTGTAAAGACGATGCGCTTGACGCCGGCGTCACGCGCTCTTTCCCACGTATCCAGGATCGGAGCGTGGCCCCCCGCCCCGCCCGCAAAGGCTATCGGTCGGCTCCAGGCCGAGCCCTCCAGGATGGCGATGTCAGCCCCCCTGAGCCTATTGATCGGTGGTTCCGCAAATTCGGGCGCGTACACCGCCCTCACCCCTCCGGCCCTTATCTCATAGCCGTAGATCCGGTGCCCCGTGTACTTCACGGGGAAGGGTTCAATCTCTAGGCCCCCCTGCTTGAAGCTCCCGGCCGAGGGCTCCGGCAACCCCTGGGCAGTGGCGATGTCCCGCGCGATCTCCACATAGTGCTTCTTCTCGTCGCACACCAGGATCGCGTCGAAGCGGGGAAGCCGGGATACGGCCAGGTCCTCGTTGGCGTCGATGAGGACGTTCAGCCCCCCGTACTGCACCAGCAGGGCCTCCCCCTTGCGCTTGCTCTCCACGGCTCCCGTCCCCAGGAGCCTGAGCGTCAGCCGTTCGTCCTGCTTGCTTACCCCCTCCTGGATCCGGACCCTCGCCAGCCTGTCCTTGGGCCGGAGCACGAGATCGTAGACCGGAATATAATTCGAATGCGGGCCCCTCAGCGCATAGACAAAATGCGGATCCTTGCCCGTCTTCGTCTGGACAATCCGCCCCAGCTTCAGCTCCAGACCCTCGTCGCGGTTATCGGCGCTCTCCCGCAACACAATGTCCACGTCGTTGGCGTCCTTCGGGCTCTTGACGAATGACCCCGCTATCGAGACGTAATCCGGAACGACCACCATCTCGTCGAAATCCCGTATATCGATTCCCAGCATTGACTTGCGGAACAGGGCCCGATCGATACTGTACTTCGTGCTGTAGCGCAGTCCTCGGCGCTTCAGTTCGTCTACGAGGCTGCGGTAGCGCTTCAGCATGTCAGCGCGCTCCAAGCCCCCCACCTGCTGGCGCTTGCTGCCCGCAAAGTTTTTTTGCCATAGCTGGATGAACCGGAGTCGCATTGCATAGAGCTCGGAGTCCGGGACCTTCCGCAACGCCTCGGCCGTAACATCTTCGATCCTCATTTGGCGCCTCCTCTCTTCTCATACGGGAGCCTATGGCCGCACCCGCTCCGCGGACATTTCGCCATCGTAGCCCAGCCCTTGCGCCTCAAGGCGCAACAGGCCGGCACCACGATCATGCCCCCGCCGCAGCGCGGGCACTTGGTTCGCGCCATCCTCATCCGTAGGTGTAGGTGGCGCGCTGATCCCAGCGGAAGCGGAACTCCGAGCTCCCGTTAGCCCACAAGACGGCTATGACGCGGGTCGATGCGCCGTCGTAGTATAGGCGCGCAATCCTCCAGACTGGCTGTGACTGCTGCCGTTGGTTTGCAGGATACGTTTCCCCGATATACTCCTCCCGGTCGGACGCATCGTAGCTGATCCGCATCGCGTACTGACCGGTCGATATCCCTATACGTTTTGTTGCTGACATCTCCATTCTCCTTTCATCATGCCGACGGACCAAACGATCTGTAGGCCGTGAAGTAGCCGAACGGGGCGTCAATCGCGTTTGCGCCCCATCCTCCGAGGTCATTTGCGGCGAATAGCCCGGCGTACATCGTTTCCCACGAGGCGTTCATCCCCAAATCCGTGTACAGATGAACGTTGCCAAGCGCCGTCCACGAGGATCCGTCCGTGCTGTAATCGGCGTACAGCCGGGTATATACGCCCAGGGCCTGAAGACGGATCCGCAGATAGATCGGGAGCGTGGTGACGGCGTTTGAAGCCTGTACGGCATTGTTGCCGAATAACACCAGGCCATTCTTTGAGTAGGCGTTTGCACTCCTCATTCGTCCGAACATTGCGTGCTGGTTGTTGAAGCCCGCCTCCGGTTGCGCCGACACATGGAGACCCGCAAACGTTTCGTCATTCACGGTATAGTTTTCGAGCTTCGTCAGAATTATGCAGGGGGAACCCGGCAGTCCCGTGAATATGCGGGGCGCCGTGTTCTGTCCATTCTCCCAACGGCCGCTTTGCCCATTTGCGATGGAAAGCGTCAGCACATCGCCGGCCTCGGAAACGCTCCCGTTTCCCGCGACCTGATCCCACGCCCAGAATAGTGACCCATCGTCGAACGGGTCGTGGAACTGGATGTCCGTCTCCTGGACGGTGACTCCGGTCATCGGTTCGTAGTAGTCGAATTTTTTCGTGATCGGGTTCAGTTTGTAAGGCATTTTTCCCTCCTATCCCGCCGCGACCCAAGTGCATTCGCAATGAGGATGCGCCGGTATCAGCCCTTCGGCCTCGGCAATCGTAAACTCAGAACCATCGTTTGCGGCGCAAATCTCGCAGGCTTCGGGGTCAGCAACCCAGCGGAGCCGCTCGACACCGAGCTGACCAAAGCCCTGGCGAATGCCCTCCGAGTTCGCGAACGCCGCCTCGGTACGAGCGATCATCCGCACTCGATAGCGATGAAGTTTATTGGCGTAACGTTCCGCGGCCTTGAACGCTTTTTCATAAGACACACCCGCCTTAATTGCCTCCGTCAGTACGCGCGACACAGCAGTCACGTGGCGTGGCAGAAGTCCTACTGTCGATCGGAGGAGGCGAGCAGTCTTCTGAGGGGACCAACCGAAACGTACTGCATCTTGAATAATTAACATTACCGCATCGCGTGTCCCAATTGTAATAGCCGTCACAAGCTCGGCCGACCGGCTCCAGGTCCACGAGACGGCCTCCTCGCCGATCGGGTCGAAGCGCGGTTCCTGCTTCTGAAAGTAGCCCCGCTCAACGACGGCCCGGCCCCCCGCAGCCAAGGCCTCGAGGATCGGTTGCCGCATTCGCCGAGCCCCCTCAGCCTCGATCGCAGCCCAGTCAGCCATCACATCCGGATTCCCGGCGTTTAGAGCTTCCGGAATGCCCGGCTTAAGCTCCGCACGCAGCCAGCGGAAGAACGATGCCACGGCCGGCTCCAGCGCCGCTTGCGTCCGGGCCAGCAGGCGCCGGTACTGCTGCCAGTGCTTGCGTGGCGATGTCCGCTTCGCGATCTCGACGGTTGCTGCCGCGGTGATCCGATACACAAGCCACTTCCGGATCGCCGCCACGAGCCTGTCTTCCATGCCGGGCCCTCCTTCTGATCAGTTTTTCTTCTTCGGCATTTTTAGTTCCACGGGAGTAGGGAACGGAGGGGGCGAAACGATCGTTGACCGCGCGCGTGTCGCATCGCGCTTTCGTTTCATCTCCTCCCACTCCTTCTCCGAGATCTCCATCATGTAGGCGATGTCGATACGAGAGTCCGGGAAGACGATTGTCCTGTAACCGTCCGGATTCTGAAACTCAAATATCGGCCCCTTGCCCTCGGCACCAAGCTTGTTTCCGATGTTCTTGACCATCTCGTCGCTGAACTTGCCCTTCATTACAAGCGAGATCGCCGGATCCTTGAAGTAGATGATAATCATGTGCGCTCCTTTGGTTTTATTCGGCCGTCCATCCAGTCGGCCGTTGTGTTATCTCCGGCCAGCATCCGGGCCAGCCGGCGGTTCGGTTCCTTGTAGTGTTCCCTAAGCCAATGGATAACGTAAATCGGTATCCTAGGCGGACCGTACTTTTTCTTCCACCTCGCCAGCGGATCGTGGTATATCGGACGGAGATGGCATACCAGGTCGTGTCTCCCGACATGGAGTAGGGCCCGCATTGCCTCACGAACCGGATCCTCGAAGAATCGCTCCGAGATGATGACGAGGACCCGTTCCCGTCCTACATGGCGGTACCAGCGCTCAAGGTGTTCTGCATAGCGACCTGGCGCAACACAGCGGCTCTTAGGATTGATCAACCCCTGAAGATTCTTAAACCGATGCTGATTCAGCCAATAATGAGAGATCGCCCGCGCCACGGGGTCCCGAAGCATGACCACAAACCGGGCGTCTGGGAGCGAAGCCGCGACCCTTTCAGGTACGTTCGGTGTCGCAAGATAGGCTGGCGTCGCCTCGAAGCAGAGGACATCGCCACCCGCTTTAGAAAAAAAGCCGGAATACCACCGGAGGCCTCGGTCCCACTTGCGATTGAAGAAATGCGCCTCTTTTATTCGGGGCGTTTTTGTTTTGGGCAGGTGCTTCAGCATGGCCCAAAGCGAGCTCGTACCGCAGCGCGGTGCTCCGATGATAACGAGCTCCGGGAGCCTCATTTCCCCGCCCCCTTCTTGGCCTGAGCCACGACCTCCTCGACGGCACGGCGAATGTCCTCGTCAGACATCTCGGCTGGCACTAGGCCCGCCTCATCCACGGGTACATAGCGATTTGATAGGAAATAATCCCCCGCGTGCGGCATCTCATCGGTCGGGAGGCCGAGCTGCTCAGCCATCCATCCGGGCGTTATTACGCCCATCCCGAAGAGCCGCTCCCAACGTTCGACCAGGGCATCCCAATCGCGGGTATCGATCTTGTTAAACTGCAGCCGATAGCGCTCCGCCCCCAGGCCCTGCCTCAGGACCTTTGCTGTAATCAACCTCTCAAACAGCTGCTGCAGAGGCTCCACGACGGCCTTGATATAGATCCGGTCGGCGGTCGGTGCGGTCGTGCCGCCGAGCTTCCCGACCTCGGCGATCCCGATTCGATAGGGCGGCATCTTGTAGGCGCTCAGGATCTCATCCCGGAGCTCCTTCGCGTACACGACGAAATGGCCCTCCTTCTCCTCCACGGCCAGAGGCTTCCATGTCACCGTGGATCCCGGCGCGATTTCGAGCACGATTGTCTTGTGAGCGTTTTCAGACCCTTTGATTTCGTTCTCCAGAAAGTCGGAAATGAGCTTCGCGCTTCCCTCTTCCCATTCGCCCTCCAGGAGGACGAAGGCGGCCGGGATCCCGTAGTTCTCGAAGAACGCCAGGTTGTAGGATCGCACACCGATCAGTCCGGCCGATGCGCCGACGGCCGGGAGAATATTCGGCCGGCCGTAGTAGGTGTTCTGAGCGTAGTACTGTCCGTGGAATATAATCTCATTGGCCCGGTGTTTCGAGGTCTTGTGTTCGGCCCCGGTGTTCTCGTTCACGGTCAGGCTCTCACCGAACCGGATGAACCAACGCTTGCGAGTATCGCGCACCTGACAATACTTCCGCCGGCTACGGTGAACACGCATCGTGTGGGCCGGTACGTGAAAGAGCCCGTTAACCAGCCCGTCGGCGCCGCGGCTCACCTCAATGGCCCACCAGCCGACAACGCCCCAGTCGATGACACATTTGTGCACGATATCGAGAAACGTCTCGTCGGCGTTATTCGGATCGTTTAAGAGCTGCTCAATCTCCTTCCGTTCCGCCTCGTCATCTTTCCCCTCCTCGACCGGTACGAGCATGTAGCCTCCGGCGATGACATCGGTTGCTATCTGCCGAACGCAAGCGTCGAAATACGTGCAGTTGTCCTGCATCCAAAGGAGCGATCCAACGTTGAACGGCAACTCGATGAGCCCATGTTCGCGCATCCAGGCAGGATCGTCCTCTTCCAGCTGGCGCGACTGAGCCAGGTTCTCTTCGTGCTTCTTCAATAGGGAGAACGGGTAAACCCCCCGATCTGTGACGACGTAGCGGTGTACCCGACTTTTCCGCACCTCGGTCTTAGCGCGGGAGATAGACTTTGCTCTTTTTTCGGCCATGATAAATCTCCTTCCTGGGCATCGCTTGGTCCTCAGCGGACTCCTTTTTCTTCGGCGCCACTATATTTACACCCGGCTTCACAACGGTCGGTCCTGCACCAGGGCCCCTCCCCTTCCGCCTGGCTTCCCTCTTAGCGTCCGTTATGGCCTTCCGGACCGTCGGCGGTTGTTTCGCCCGCCTCATGATCTGCCGAACCCTTAGATCAGCCTCGGCCGGATCCGCATCCCCGGCCAGTGCAGAAAAATGCCGCGGCATCCGGCTGATGTGGACTCGGCTCTTGCGTATTCGAGCACCATCAAAATGCCAGACGAGTTGGGCCAAAGCGTCCATGCAGTGATCGTCCTCTTTCACTGGCTTTTTTGTTTTTTGATCGAAGTGGTAGGTCTCGATTTCGTCCAGCGTAAACGGGCATGAGGTGAAGATACGAAGCCGACCGGTGCGTATTCTGGCTCTTACAGCCGCGATGCAGAGAGTCTTCGCGGTTTCGCCGCTTTTTATGTCTACGCCCAGGGCTCGGAGTTCTTCGATCTCGCGTCGGCCCTCGGGGTCGCCGAGCCAGGGGACGTCAAACATCGTCTCGGCGATCTCCTTCAGTTGTTTAAACGACTTATAATACTCCTCGTAGACGTAAATGACGTCCTTGCGCGGATCCCGGGCCCCCTTAAGATTGACGTGTGGGTTTACATAGCCAAAATCGCAACCGCCGCGGAGGTCCCAGGAGGCCGGAATGTCGAACGGCTCGCAGACGTGATAGTCGGAAAAGTCCGGGTACACCAGGCCCTCCATCTTTCTAAATGCTCCGCGGTAGCGCATGTCAAAGAGCTCCGCGCTCAGCTCTCTCCTGGCGCGTTCAATCTCCTCCTTCGGGTAAAGCGGATTGTCCGATGACTCAAACGAAACCACGTCGTAATCCGCATAGCCCTTGCGCCACAGCTTGTAAAAATTACGGTAAAGCCAATTGCGGCCGTACGGGGTGGTGGTGAGGAGACAGCGCCCGCGCTTCAGGCCAAGGCGAGCCTGGATCGCCACCCAGGCCATGTACTTCATCTGGCCGGCCTCGTCAAGCCAGGCAGCCTTATATTGGCCCCCTTCGAGCGATTCCGGGCGGTCGGCCGTTCCGAGCCAGATCCGGCCGCCCTGGGGCAGCTCGTATACGCCGATGGTGCTCTTCAGGTTTCCTTGTAGCTGCGTGCCCCGATAGATCTCCTGGAGTTTTGGCAGTGTAGCCCGCATCAGGATCTTGTACGTCGGTGCGGCCACCATGAATTCCTCCCTAGGCGCTTTAGCGATCTCACAGCTGAGCCAGATCGGGCCAAAATAAGTCTTGCCCCCTCCCGTACCGCCGATGAACCCTACGAACTTCTTGTTACTCTGTAGGGCCCTTGCCTGGTGCGGGAAGAGCTCTATCTTCTTCCGCCGGACCGATGACTCGGCCCTCCTTTTTCCTACCATCTTTTACAATGATTTCCAATGGGAGCCGGCTATCAGGCGTAATCTCCAGCTGCCGCCTATCCTTCCAACGTTCGCGCTTACGATTCAGGAGCCAAAACACGGCCGCTGTTGTGTCCGGAGGCACATGCTTCTCGATTGCCCGGACCAGCACCTTCTCCATCCGGCCGGTTACTTCGTTGAATCTGGTTTCATAATGCTTCTCAGTGTATTTGTATCCTCGGGCTCTGTTGTACAGGCTCTCTTCAACCTTCGTGTCGGCTTCGGCCCTGGCTTTTTTTATGGTGTGACAAAAGTCGGGTCTCGCTGCCGCCCACCGTTGCAGTGTGCGCCTGGAAACGCCCCAGAAGTCGGCGATCTCCTCCATCGTCATGCCCAACCTTGCGAGCTTGCGGGCTTCCCTGTACATGAAATCCCGGAACAGGCCTTTCCGCCCTTTCAATCGGTATTGGTCGTCTTCCGTACGCCCGAGACGGTATAGGGCCTCGGCGTGTCGTTTCTCGACGCCGGATTTCTGTACAGACACCATTATCGCTTGCTCTTACTGTCCACCAGGTGAAGGATCGCCTTACGGTTGTCGTCGATTTCCTTTTCGTGCCTTTGACAGGTCCTCTGTATCGCCGATATCTTCGTCTTTACGACCGAAACGTCCGTATGGATGTCCTGGACTTTTCCGGCTACGGCGGTCACCTGTCCCTTGATTTCCTTCAGGTCCCCGTTGACCTCGTTAGAGACTCTTTTCGCCTTGTTCGCCTCGGTTCGTCCCCGCCAGTATGCTTGGATCCATGCACCAACGTTGACGACTATCAGCGCTCCCAGGCCGATTAACGTTGCTGGTTGCTCCATAGTTCCTTCCCCTTTACCCCCCTTTGCCCGCGTCTCAGGGCTTCCAGCTCTCGCTCGAGGCGTGCACACCGTTCAAGTACCCTGGCGAATCTGTACACCAGGGCTTTCGTCACTATCAGGTATTCGCCATTCGGGTTTTCCCCGACGCCCCACTCCACCTCACCGTACGAGATTTTCCCGACGACCCGCTCCTCAGCCAGAGGAACTAGTCGTGTTTCCGTTCTCGTGCAGGTCGTCGAGCATACGAGACAGGAGCTTATTAACAGTACCAATGTCGCCCGTCTCCAGCGCCCGCAGTAGTTCTTCCTTGTCACGTTTCCACCTCCTGTCCGGCGCTTCGGCCTTTCGGCGTTCTATCCAGTCCAGCAGTCTTTGGACCAGACTCAGCGCTTTGTCGATCGGTATTTTCATAGGCCCCTCCAACTCGAAATGTACAAGATCCTCGAATCCGCCCCCTGGTATCGTGTCCCGGTCCCAGTCCCCGCCCCATCTCAGCGGGATCCCGAGCGTAGCGGCGGTTCCCGTAACGAACCCTCCGAAATAGAATATACGCTTTTGATCGTCCCAGCGAACATGTGGTGGCTTGTTGTAGTAGGGTATAGCGTCTACGGCCATGGATGGTATGCGGTTGTGTTTAGATTTGGGGTATCGGAGTTTGCTGTTCCCCGCTAGGTAGAGCTGCTCCTGTTCGCGTTCGCCTCGGTATCCGGCCAAGATGGTACAGTCGAAGTGCTTGATAATTTCCTGGAACAGGCGCACGAGGTCCGGGTGGCAGGTTGCTAGTTTACGGGTTGAGTGCCGGCTGAATTTCGGCATCCTCTTACTCCGGTATTATTCTAGCATGCGGGCACGGGGCTTGTCAAGTCCCCTGGCTTCGTCCGGAGGCCTCGGTGTGCTCGTTCAGCTTGTCGAAGAGCAGCTTGCGGATGAGGGCGGATACGTTCACGCATCGCTCGTTCGCGTACTGCATGATTCTCTCCTTTTCCTCGGCGGTCACCTTGACGGTGAGTATTGCGTCCCGTCTCTTGCCGTCCTTTTTCATGTCGCACCTCCTATCTCAGGCCAGCGGGTGTCTCACGGGCTCTCCCCTTTTAGGGGAGAGAGCCGCGTGAGACGCGCCGCTCTACGGCCTCTGTCTCAAGCGTCTCACGACCGTCTCAAACCTTGGGGCATCTTCGCCCCCGGGAGGCGTCTCAAGCGTCTCACGGTCGTCTCAAACCTCATAGGTCCCTATACTTCTAATCGTCTCACGGTGTCTCAAATTCGTCTCAAACCGTGAGACGGTGCTCCCCCCGGGAAGGCCCGCACGGCGTCTCACGGCCGTCTCAGCCCGTCCCGTGTCTTCGATCATATCTTCCCCTCCTCCTTGAGTTTCCTCAGCACCCGGTACGCGGTGGCGCGCGAGCATCCCGTTTTTTTCGTTATATCGCCCACGACCGGGCGCAGGGCGCCGGTCAAGATCTGAACCTCAATCTCGTCCGCGTCCGTCGCGCGGTCCTCCTCGGTCTCCGCCCCGAACGACCATTCCGTTATACGGAATTTGACCCTCAGCCGCGATGGGCTCTGCGTCGCCTTGAAGTGCCTGATGATGACGTTGCCGTCCCCGTACCCCTCCGGCAGTCTCCATCCGAACTCAAGCCAGGCATTCAGGAACTGGGAGCCCCATATTGCCGACCGGTCCTTCGAGGCCGCGCCCGCGACCGTCGTGTGATGGGCTACGATGAACGAGCATCCGTATTTGTCCCTCATGACCTTCAGCTCGGCCATCCTCTGGGCGCTCTCGGCCATATAGTCGCGGGAGTCGGCGGCGGTGTACAGCGGGTCGATCAGCACGACCCGCGGGCGCAGATTCGCTATTGTCCGCTCCATGGCTGCCACAACGTCCCGGTCGGAGAACCGGAGCCTGCGGTCGGTGTACCAGTACACGGGCATGGAGTCCAGGCGCTCGACGAACCGGCAGTCGAGACGGTACTCGGGGTCCTGCCCGGCACCGGCCGACGGCGCCTCCTGCACGAACATGCGGGACAGACGGGATTCCAGCATGCTCCACGGGTCCTCCTGCTGGATGAACAGCACGGGCCCGGGCGCGTGTACGGCCCAGCGGCCGAGAAAGGGTTCGCCGGTGCTCACCGAGAACGCCACGGCGGCCAGGAGCCAGGTCTTGTAGTTGCCGGGCGGCGCCACCAGCAGGCCGCACGCACCCTCGGGCAGCCACTCCACGATCGTCCACCGGGTCTCGTCCTCGGCGTACCGCCGCAGCATCTCCCTCTGGGGCAGCACCGTGAAGGCGCCCTTGCGCTCGGTCGTCCGCCGCTCCGCCTCGCGGGCGGCTATGCTGCGGACTATTTTGCGGACCTGCTCTGCGGGGAGCGGCGGCCGGCAATATGCGGCGTTGACGGCTACCAGTACGTCCAGGGTCTCGCGCGGTGTCAGGCCGGCCCGTAAGAGCTTCCCGGCCCGTCTCGTCAGCTCCTGATCGCGCGTTCCCTTCGGTACGCTTGCGCCCCAGTCTACGGAGTTGCGGCGAGCCCCCGAACGCAGCCGGGCCGCCAGAGCGGGGGGCAGCGGGGCAGGCACGGTGCCCCAGTTGACCCACGAGTAGAGTCCCCCCGACGGGTGCCCCGATGGCGGAGCGACCACGTACCCCCCGTCCCCCCTACAGTCGACGCCCGGCATGAACCGGACGAGGCTCGGTACCCGGCCCCCGGGGTGCCGGAAGTAATAATGGGTGCCGCCGCCGCCCGTTCTCGCCTCCAGGGTCGGTCCGTTCATAAGCTTCCGGACGGCGCGGCTTCCCTCCTCCGAGTCCGCGTCCACCACGATCACGCCGGACAGCGCGCCGGTGAGAATGGCCACGCCGGCGGCCGGGCGCTCCGTCCACCACCTGCGGATCTCCCCCTCGGTGACCCTGCGCGTCTGGTACTCCTTCCACGATCCCAGGGCCGGGCGCTTGTCCCGGCCGACCGGTATCACGTTCCATCCGATGCCTAGGTATCTTGTGGCCCAACCGGGTACGTCCGGCGCGCCCGGTGCATGCCCGGCGCGGGCTTTGGGTATTTTTGGTATGTCTGATGGCAATGCTTACTCCGTCCGCGGCGACGCGGCCCCGGGCCGGGTGCTGGAAAGAGTACCCGGGGCGCGCGCACCTGTCCTGCTGCTTAGGCGTGCTTCTTCACTAAATCCTTGAGCGCCTTCCAGAACTGATTAATATAGCCCCAAGTATAAATCGTGTAGAGAAGCATCCGGCCTGTTGTCATCAGCTGCATCTGCCAGAGTGTAAATGCGGTGGCCGCCAAAGCTATTACATAGGTCACCGCATACATCAGCGCGTGCCTTTCTACCGGCGTCCAGTTCTCGTAAGACGGAATCAGCTTTTTGATCCCTTGCTTCACGAGCTGGACGATCGCCATCAGGCCGACGCCGAAGATCGTCATGATACCCGTAACGATCGCCTCATTCAACTCGAAAGGAAAGTCGGCGTCCTGAGCCATCGCCAGGGCCGGCGTCGCGGCCAGCAGTAGTAGGATGATTGCGATTTTTTTCACAGTTCACCTCCTGTCGTGGTTATTTTAAGCGCCCGCACCCGAGGCGCTCTTTAGCTTGATGTGGGCCCTTCTACGTGTTTCGGCTTACAGCCTTTCGGTTTATACAAAAGCACAGTGATTGTGATTCCGTCTTTTTCTCCGGTTCCCTCTACCTCGTACAGCTCACCAGCATAGCATATGATTGATGTTTTCAGTTTGATCTTCAGGGTCTCCTCCAGGGCCAAACAAACTCGTCTGTATTCGGTTTCATCGGCCCCTCCCCATCTAAATATTACAAACCCCCTCCGCATACCTGAATAAAATATGCTCCACTCGCTCGGTAGCTGAGGCCGTGCACTTTCAAGTTCCCTGTAGAGCTTGAGCGCTTTTTTTATCCTGGCCACATCCCTCCTATAAGATACCTTGTAGAGCTTTAACGCTTTTTTTATCCTGGCTACACCTCTCTCATAGGACTCTTTGGCCTCCTGAAGTGATTTTTCTAAGTCCATTCTTTTTCTCCCCCTATCTCTTCTCTGCCTTCGCTTTTGATCGATGGAAATTCTGCAGAACATATCTCGCAAGGACCCTATCGAATTCTTTCATGTCCTCTGGTAGTTCCTCATACCGACCTTCGTGTACTACTGATCCCTGCCGTTCTGCTTCCTTTAGGTATAAGTCATGAAAAATAGCTGCCAGTCCTTCAACTTCATTTTCGTCTAATATTTTCATCTAGGCCCTCCTTTCTTTTTTTTTCCGGTCTTGTGCAGGGCTCTCTTCCACATCCCCCTTCTAAGCAGCGGTATGATCCTCAGCTTCGCGAGGATCCGTTCCGCTCGTTCCTCGGGAAAACCTGATTCGATCATCAGATAATGGAGCCCGGCCTTCGCCATATCGTCGCCCCTATGCTTTGCCCAGATGGAGGGCTTTACGAAGCTTTTCGCCGTTCTCCAGGCGAGTATCTCCTCGCGCAGCCTATATATCGGGATCTTGTCGAATCTGTCCATGTAGACGTAGCGGATATTTAACAGGTGGGCGATCTCATGGGCCGCGACGATGGGAAAATGCCTCTCATCAGGCTGGACAACTACTCTGGCAGCCACGTAGTCGTCCCGCGAGACAAAGGCCCTGCCGAGGAGCTTCTCTATTAGGGTTATCGGTCGATATGCTACGTAACCAAATCGTATCTTTTTCCGCTCCGCGCTCTCGATCACCCTTCGTTTCCTCTTTTTTCTCTCTTCGCTGCCTTCAAAGGGTCTCCCGGCCCAGGCTCATTTTTGGACCACACAAACGGTTCAAGCTCGGTCTCATGGAAAAGTTCTCCAAGATGAAGTACCTTCGCATAATAGACGACACCACTAAGGGGAAGGTCCTCAACCGCTGCGCGCATCGCATAAGCCATGCAAACAGGATTTCCGTCTTGCCACTTCCATCCCCCCGGCCAGAGGTCCGTATCCTTTGCTTCGATGCGAACCACCGGTCTAGGCTTGCCGTATTTCCGCGCCAGGTAAGGTGATGGTTTCTTCGGTTGACAGAGCTGCCCTTTTCTAAACTCCATCCTCTCCTCCTTCTTTCGTCCTGTCCATGCCCAGGATCACCATCGCCCGCTCGATTTCCTGGCCGTACTCTTTCAGGGAGTCTATGAGCGATTCGAGATCCTCGGCCTCCAGGCGTTCGATCCGGATCCGAATGGCTTCCTGATCCCGGCGAATGCCCCACACCCAGAGTTCCTTCTCAAACGCCATCCATTGAACCACCAGGCCGGCGACAAAGGCGACGGCCGCGATGAGGGCCTTTACCAGCCAGCCAGGCCGCCTCATGGCCCCTCCTTGCTTTTGATATCCATGGCCCCCCATGCCAGGGCCCGGATGCGGACCTTGGCATCGCCGGTAGCAATGCGGTCGACTTCCCGGCCCCCCTCATCGAGTACCGGGTCAACCCGGAAGCTGATCACCAGCTCTTCCACCAGGGAGTTTTTGAGTTGATCGATCAGGGCCTCCTGGAGCGTTTCTGGCGTCGGCCAAAGAATCCGCACTTCTGTTAACAGCTCCCGGCCATTGATGCGGATAAACTGTTTCCTAATGACTTCTTCTTCGCCCATCAGTACCTCCGTTGGTTCAATGCTAAAATAACCAAAACTACGACATAAAAAGCTAGTCCGAGTAGCGCGAGTTTCACCACTATATCATAAATTATCTTCATCTTAGTACCCCTATCGCTTCCGCGCCATGGCAATCAGAGCTCTGATGTAGATGATGAGCCCAAATAGCACGATTCCTATTAACAGATTCATGTGGACGATGAACCCGAATAGCATGAATCCTATTAACAGATCACGGACTATCGTCATCGTCAGCCTCCAGGGCCCGGATAGTCGTCTTGATCCGAGCGGCGTCCATCCGGTCCAGCAGCCAGCCCAGAACCAGAAACGGCCATGTCAGCGCAAACCAAATAGCCATACAGACGGCCAGAAGGCCATAGGTCACGATCCCAAGTGCGATCTCGGTCGCATATGAAAGGATCGATCCAGTTCGTAGCGCCATTTCTAACCTCCTTTCTCTGTCTTTTTATTTATCGTCTTCTCCGAAGCAAAAAGCCCGGAGGGATTATTTAGCCTCTCCTGTACCATGCTTCCTCTTTGCATCTAACATCTCCTCTAAAAACTTATTAATTGTCCTGGCGAGCTTCAATACAAAAATAACACCGATGAGCATCCCGATAAAAAGTCCAATACATATCCCCAAAACCAATTCGCTAATCATTAGTATATTCCTCCCTTGCCCAGGCCAATATCATCAGGGCATCAGCCTCATCACTCGTGAGGCCCCCCTTGCCGTATCTCTTCTCGGCCGCCCTGATGATGTCTGCCTTTGATGCGTTCTTTGACCCCGCAGCGAACTTCTTCAGCGTAACCGAATTAATCGATGTGTACTCGATATTGTAGATGGAGCACTCCTCCTGGATCCGCGTGGTCATGCCTATAAGTACCTCCGTCGCCGCACCGCCCCGATGATGGGGCTGCTCGAATACTACTAGCTCGACGCTGTGCACCGTCAGTATGTCGATCAGCCAGCGGCGGAATCGCAGGAATTTTACACCGTGGCTCTCGCGATGCCTGGTGGAGAAGTCCTCAACGCCACTCTTCACGAATGAGCCATCTGAAAATGCCCATCCAGTCTTAAGGCCCGGGTCAATTGCTAGAACTCTCATCTTTCGGCTCCTCTGTCTTTTTCCCAACACAATGAATCATCAGCGGGTCGAGGAAACTTGCGCTTCTCGCCTTCGCCGAGTTCGTACACTAAGCTGATAGAGTAGGTTCGCCAGCCCGATTGCCACGTCTCCAGAAACGGCTTCAGGAGTCGTTCCAACTCCGGGCTGTCTACCTCGACAATATAGGTATGTACCTCCGGATCGGAAGATTTCGTATTTGCTAGCAAGCAAACATCAGTAATCCTTACCGCCAATTTAATGCTCATCTCCTCCTCCTTCTCTTTTCGAATACGTTAACCTCTAGAGTATAATATAGCTTTCTCCCACAATTTGGACACTGAGAAGCAGACTTCCTACTCATAGTTAGCACAAATTCCCCATGGTCAAAAGTACTTCCGCAGATACATTTAATAAGGAGCAAATTTTCATCATAATTAAGCCCAAACTGCACTTCGCTTGTCACGTCTTTGTCATTGCTCATCGGTCGCCTCCACTATAATCTCTAGGTTGTAACTATTATCATAAACGATGCCCACCGAAAAATTCTTTTAATCCACTACGGATAAAATACCCGCCCCTCGCTTTTCCTTCCCAATTCTCAAGCCAAAAAACTTTTCTTTCGCTCATCGGACACCCCCTGTTTTATAGGTCTCTTCGAGCCAGTCGGCCATTCCTAGCCCCCCAAGCCAACCACAAATCCCCCTTCTCGGTAACGCTTCCAGGGCTTGACGGAGCTCCAAAAGCTGATGTCGGGCCACATTGTTACTGTTAGGGCTTTTGCGAATTATTTTTTCTTTCAGCTTTATACTCATCTCTTCCTCCTCGGTAATGCCTCCAGCACCTTGCGGAGCTTGGTAAGTTGATGCCGAGCCTCCCTGTCATCCGGAACAATCCAAGTTATCCAACGCCATGTTAAATTAAAGGTTTTCTTCGGAACCAAATCTTTTATCAATTGAGTGCAACCGGACTCTGATAGTGTCTCGAATATATGTAGAGGACATTTAGTACATCCCTTCTCCATCCAGTTATACCTTTTACACAAGGCACAATGTACCTCAATAACAAAACGCCCTCTGTCCCGCTTGGCATTCTTGGCATCAAATCGTCTCAAGAGGTTCCGCCAGTCTGCTTCTGTTGTGTAAGGCCTTGACGCCGTTATGCTTAATCTCCCTCATGATCCCCTTCTTCTCATCTATCCTATCTACTTTTAATGTTCGTCCTTGCTCCGCAATGACCGCAGAACTCCTCAATTACATACCGACCGATCTCGCGCGTCGTGCTTCCATGAGGGCATCCGAGATCAGCGCCGCTCTTCAGCCCCCAATTGATTTTATTCCCCCGCAATGCTTTCACAGCATCCTCCTCCGTTCTATAGATTTCACTCAGTAGCCGCTTACCTACACTGTCCTTTATGACCCATTGCCACCTGTCTCCCCCGATGCTAAATAGCTTCACCTCCACTGAACTGAATTTAATGATCATCCTTTCTCTCATTGATCACTCTCTTTATTGGCCATTATGTGTATCTCCATCCTGGATCGTCCTCAGTCAAAATCGTCCTGCTCAACCGCCGTCTCCAGCAGCCGCCTTATCTCGTCCCCGTAATTCAGGATGAACAGGCATGTCGAGTTCCACAGTTTGTATATTTCCATGCGCTCCCATCTTGCCCGCTTCGGCCTCTCCGACCCGCCCCTTTTGACTGTACCCGCCATAGCGTCGAATTTTTGCTTGTCACCGGCGTCAGCGACACCCTCCGAATCCAGCATCCCCAGGATCCTGGTCAGCTCGTTGTAGCATTTCTCGTCCTGCGCCTTGGACCACGTATAGGAAAAGAGGCCCCGGAAGCACTTGTCCCTGATCCTCGACAGCCACGCCAGCAATTCGCCGACCGTCGGTTGGTCTTGATTACTCATAGGCTGCCTCCGTTTGGTCTCCAGATATTGTCGTGCTCACCCGGGCCCGTCCGTACCAAGATGACCGGTACGCCTATAATGTCCTGGATGTCCAGGACCAGGCGCCGGGTGTCCGGGTGCAGCTCCTTCCACTTAGTTACCCTATAGTTGCCCCTGCGGTGGAAATCCGCAAACGTCAGGGCCAGGGCGTCGTATCTGTTCAGTGTATGTGATTTACGGAGCTCTTCCGCATTGAACTCGAAGAGCCTCTCTTCCTTTATTCCGTCCGGGTCCCCCTGAACCCGCCAGCGGGTAGAGTCCCCCTGCATTCTCTTGTGGTGGGGTATCCTTAATGCAGTCCTTTTCTCCACCTCGTCGAACGATAGCTCCCTCCCGGCCGCCGGTCCGCTGTGGCCGGGCACCCTCATGAGGACGGTCCTGAACACGCCCACGACGGACCTGATACGCTTATAACTAAACCCCATCTCTGCGGCCAGCGCGGGCACCGTCACGTCCTTTGATGTGCAATACGGGTAATGGCCGTGGTTCAGCGACAGCAACGCACCCTGAGAGCCCTCCACCAGAGCGGGCCCGGGAGACTCCTCTATGTACTCCGGTACTGATCTCAGGTTTTTGCCCAGGGCCTGCCTCAGCTCTTCGCAGTCTCCGACCAACTTTGTGCCCGGGCCGCGGCGGACCTTCTCCGCTATCGCAGCGCCTACGCCCCATCCCGTCGTGCCCCTTGCGTTTCCTATCTCCAAATTTGCCTTCGCATGGTCCGGACGCAGCCACATGGCGTGAGGGTCCACTATGATCCTGTTCAGCGGTACCCCGAGATGTGTTGCCTCCCTGATGAGATGCTCCGGCATGAAGCAATGCCCGGCCCCCAGGACCGCCATTATGTTGGGCCTGTAGCACGATGCTGACGGGAGAATTCTGGCGCAGAAATCGCAGGCGCCGTGGATGAATCTGTGCTCGGCATTCTGCCCGCCGACCCGCCCGGTCCAGGCGTACGGCCGCCCGGCCTCCTCGGCCCTGTCAGCCAGCAGCTTGGCCACCATGCCCTTTCCCTCGTCCCCATACTGACCGCCGACAACGATGTCGATGTCTTTCCTTTCGTCCACTCAATGCCTCCTTTCGGTGCTAGTATTGCGGGCAGGCAATCTGCCGCCCGCCCATTCTATCATGACACATCTAAACGTGTCAAGTCCTGCCCCCTGCGATGTTCGGGATGACGGGCACCCCGGCAAGATCGTACTCGATCGGCCGCATGACGTCCGCCCCCCAGGAGTACCCGATGCGCCCCTCCGCAACTATGGGGACCGAGAAATTAAAGTCTTCCATCGCCTCCTTGATCGTCACGGCCCAGTCCACGGCGTTGTGCTGGCCCTCCGGGATCTCAAATAGTATTTCGTCGTGAATCTGTAGCACCTGACGGGCCCCGGTTCCTCTCATTATACCGTGCAGCTTCGTCATTATCACGCGCATCATCTCGGCGACTCCGCCCTGAATGAGGTTTGACATTGCTTTGTGAGCCTCGTCCGCGTCCCTGTAGTGCCGGAGGCGACCGGTCCACATCGGTATCTTTCGATCCCGTTCCGCTATCCGGACGACTTTCTGGTGGAGACGGTACACGCCCGGGAGATTACGGTGATAGCGATTCAGGTAGTCCGCCGCTGTCCCTCTGTCTACACCTAGGATCCCGGCCAGCCTGTCTGGACCGATTCCGTAAATGGCGCCGAAGTTGATCCTCTTGGCGAAATCCCGCGGGATGCCCAGGGCGGCCGCCGTCTCCCCATGAATATCCTTGCGCTCCTTGAATGCATCGAGTAGAAAGGTGTCCTGGGAGTAATGAGCCAGCAGGCGAAGCTCTGCCTGGCTCAGGTCCCAGGACATTAGGGTATAGCCGGGTGGGGCCACGATGAGCTCCCTGACCTTATACACACCATCCCCCCCCTTGGGAAGTGCCTGCAGATTCGGCTCCGTACAGGACAGGCGGCCCGAGACCGTCCCTATCAGGTTAAAGCTGGGGTGCACCCTGTAGCTGTCGTCCATCTTATCCAGGAGGGCGCGGTAAAATGTGCCGGCCGCCTTGGCCCAAGCCCTGTATTCCAATATCAGCTGGGCAATCGGATGTTTGGATCTGCTCAGCGCTGCTCGATCTGTGGCCCGTTGCCCGAGTATATTACGGAGCTGCGGGACGCTGGCCGGGTTAAACTTGCGGCCGACGATCCGGCACATCTCCTTTTTTAGCTGCTCCTGTTTTTCCTCCGCCTCTGCGAGACGACGACGGCACGCGTCCACATTAATCAGGACACCGCGGCGCTCCATCGCTATGACGGCCTCCAGGTACCTGTTTAGCTCCGGCCACAGGGCGTTGATCCCCTGCTTCTCCAGGTTGTCGCTGTAGAACTTAGCGAGGGCCCATGTAAGCTTTACATCGGTCTCCGCATACGGGGCCACCTCCTCCGGCGACAGCTTGAACATGTCGGCCTTGCCCAACCCCCGCTGCTCCAGCCTAGCGATCAGTTGCCTGTCCTCGGTGGAAGCATGATGATCCACGTACTTTGTCCCCAGGCGCTTGAGAGAGAAGCTCATCTCGTTCTCGTTCGCTAGATGGGCCCCCAGCATCACATCTATGAGCTGATTGTGTACCGCTATGCGTTCCGCTTCGGTAAAATGGACATCGAACTTGACATTGAACCCCATCAGGACTCTGCCGGGATCCGCCAGCAAGGGGGCCAGCTTGTACAGCTCGGCAAGCGGCAAATTGGGCCCGGGTTTGTGCCGGAACGGAATATAGTAGGACTCTCCCCCGTCGCCGCTCGTTAAATCGGGCACCGCAATGGCCACACCTATCAGGTGCGCGTCCGCAAACGGGTTTAGCCCGGTGGTCTCCAGATCGTAGACCATTAAATTGTGCCCGCTGTGCAAGCGCTCTAACAGCCTATGATAATCTTCGATTTTAGATATCAGCATTTTTGCTCCATGGATAGAGACCGGCCCCGGCTGCGCCCGCCGGCCATCACCGGGGCGCTGACCGGGGCCCTGTCCACAATCGGGTCAGAACGGGATATCATCCTCCGCGAACTTGATGCTGTCCTTGTTCGGCTGGTAAACCTTGCGGATCTTATGCTGCATCCTGCCCTCGAATTCCTGGTGAAACACCTCGATTATGCAAGGCTTTCCCACAATATCGCTCTTGCGAAACCTCGCTATGCTGCCGAAGGCCTCGATGCCGACGGCAGAGAGGGTCTCGGCAACCTTCCACCGCGCCTGTGGCAAGAGACTTGTCCAATATCTAAGCTCGATATCCTTTGATTCGCCAGCCGTGATCCTAAACAGCCAGATGTACTGGGGATTTCCGGTTCTGCTGTCCGCCTTTTCAAAATCTATCACCTTAGCGTGATGCATCCCCTCGGTGGCCAGCTTAAAGGAATCGTCGACATCCTGAAAGTCCTCCTCGAAATACTCCTCCTCGCCGCCTGGCACGGGAATCTCCGCGGGCTCATCGGGCAGCCCCACGGGTTCAGCGGGCCCTTGCTCCTTGGGACCATCCGGCTTCGGAGTCTTGCCGCTCCTGCGCCCCGCTTTCGGTAGATTTGGCTTATTCATTCTCCTTTCCTCCTTTCTTTTTTGATTATCCGATCGATGATGACCGGGATTGTGGGGTTGTCAATGACCAGGCCCAGCCGTTGGCCCGGCGATCTGTCCTTCGCCTGCCATTTGCCGAACGGCTGACACAATAGGCGTCTCTTCACCTGATCCTCCTGCTTGTCATCGGAGTCGATGTACATGTAGCCGATTACATCCATGTAGCCCATTACGGCGCTTCTCAGCTTGGTGGTCAGCATGGGATGCACGACCTCGTTCTTGTCCTTGTCCTGGGATGCCACCTCGTGGCACGAGAAGAACACATGCATCGGTAGATCGCGGAACTTCCGGACTACCCTGCGCATCTGCTGCGTGCTCGTTCCGTAATCCTCGCGCCACACATCATCCAGCGATTCCCGCCTCGCCCCCGATCCGCTCACGCGGCCCAGCAGCTTCTTGACTATATTCTCCAGGTTGACCATCTGCAGCTCGGACAGTGAATCAATCCCAACGGACTTGTAAGGGTGATCCCCTTTGGCGAGATACCAGAAAATCTCCTCCAGCTGGTCGAATCCCTTCAGGTCCACGACATCGGGCGGCTCCTTGAGGCCCAGCACCGCGGCATCCGCCACGCTGAGCATTCCGCCCTCGACGTTCACAAGCAGCACCGGGGCCGTTATCTTGTGCAGGTTCGCCGTGGCCAGCAGAGAAGTCTTGCCGACGCCGGGCGGACCGTATACCAGCATCTTCAGCTTGTATTTTGACACGCTTGGCTTGTAGATGTCCAGTGTCTGCCGCGCCGTGGGCAGCGCCTCCACGGATTCCACGGATTCAGCCTCGTTTGCTACTGCGCTTCCCGGTTCCGGAGCTTTCTCCAGGTCTTTCTTCATCCGTCAACCTCCTTTGTCGTACCGGAATCCTCCAATAACCAAAGATCCGCTCTGTCATCGTTGGGTTCCGGCTCTTTCCTCGGCTTTCTCGGTTCAAAATCATTCTCGATCATGTAATCTATGTTGCGCCCTCCTTTCAGGGTCTCAATGCACAGCTCACGATAGGCACATCGTCCGCATGTAATGAAGGACTCGCTACGGTATATGTGCTTATGTCGCTTGGTGAGATCCCATATGCGCCTCTCTAGATCCCTCGCAAAAAGCCTGATCTCCTCCATGGGGCGGTAGATATATGTACGCCGGAAGAATTCGTACCCCGCCAGCTTCTCGCGCATGTCCAGGTAGTCGTTGGGATCGAGCCCCCGTTTTACAACGGCCGCCCTGTAAGTCTCCCAGTCCGTATACACGGCCGCCCTGGATAGGCTGCCGTTTTTGTTCACAGAGGGCTCCGCCGGGAGTCTTGCCAGCAGCTGATTGTAGATTGTACCTATTACGGGAAAACCCGCTCTGTGGGCCGCATATTGGTAGGTTCCGATCTGCCCGTCGAGTACAAGATCATCCTCGCTTCTCATCCGCGACTTCGGGAACTTGTGCTCCATGAGCCACAGATGACCGTCAGTACCCCGCACTATAGCGTCCCAGTAGCCAATCAGGGTCAGTCTTAGACCGCGGATCGGTATCTCGAATTTACACTCCACTCTCACCGGCTCGAATAGCTCCGTCTCATAATGCCTCGTATACCTTTCCACTACCCCCTTTACCAGGTCGCCCATCGCCCGAATCTCATCAGCCTCCTCATCAAACAGCGGTTGTTCATCCAGGCGCTCTTTGACCCACGCATCTATGGCTTGCCCCCAGTCCCTCCCGCGTAGCAGGGCGGCGACGGCGGCGTGCCCGCACGACCCTATGGCCGGTGCAGCCGCCGCCCGCTTTGGGACTATTCCGACCTCGTACATCCACCGCCATTTCTCGCGGCAGGTGCACCACGTATTGATCTCAGACCAACTGATGCGCTGTCTCATTCAGAACCATCCCCGGGCTTTCAGCTCTTTGATCGCTGCGCTGTCCCCGTCCTTCGCCGCCTTTCTCAGCCTAGACTTGAGCTTCGCATCGTGTCCCTGCAGAAACCGCCTTCCCGCTCTGGCCACGGCACCGCATCCGCACTCGCAAGGCTTCGCTTCGGCCACAATCCTGGAGGCCTTCGTCGTTTCGCGAGTTTCTTCCAGCTTCTCAGCCTCGCGTACATAATCCCCCAATCCCAGATCCTTGTCGTTAAAGATCCTCTCCAGGTCCTCGTCGGGCACGTTCCGGAACAGTCTGTTCATGCGGAACACGCGCCGGCCGTACTCAATATTATCACCGCGGCGGTTCCTGTTGACCACCTTGCAGTGTTTAGAGATCCTTTCTCTTATGCTTGGCATATTCTCTCCTTTCGTTCGAGTATGGCCTCCACGATGGAGGCCTTCCCGGCAAGCACCTTCTCTATGATCTCGTCCACACTATCGCGGCACAGGAGCTCAATGACCTGCACCGACCGCTTCTGCATGTGCGGACGGGTCCGGTCTACGGCTTGTCTGTTGACCGCCGGAGTCCAGTGCTTGTCCAGGAATATAACCAGACCAGCCGATGTCAGGGTTATCCCAAATCCCCCGGCCTGGGTAGTTGCGGCCAGTACTTTCACCTCGGAGGACCTCTGGAAAAGATCGATAGAAGCATTCCTCATTACCTCCTTTGTCTCACCGATTAAAGTTACGGTGGCGATGCCGCGTTCAGTCAGCGCGGCCGTCACCAGTTTTATTGCCTCAGCGAATTGGGAAAATACGACGATCTTCTGGTCCGTACCATTGATTACGTCCAGAAGAGCCTCGAATTTGACCCCGATCGAAGGGCCGTTCAGTAACGCAGGGGATGTGGTGACCTGTCGGCACCTGGTCAGCTTCGCCAGGGCGTTGACCACCGATATTTCATCGCCGTCGCCGATGCCCACCAGGGTCCCCCTCTCGATCGCCCTGTACATGTCCCGCTGGGGCCCGTCCATGTCCAGCCAAAGCTTCTGGTACACGATTCTGGGCATGTCGGGGAAGATTTCCTCCTTGCTTCTGCGCAGCAGGATCGGTGACAGTTCGCGTTTTAATTCCGTCGGCCTTGTTGGCTTTCCGTCTACACGCCAGCCATAAAAATCTTTGGTTACTATCGTGTGCCGCTGCACGAAACGCCAAAATGATCTATAGTGCCTCGGGTACAATATATTCAGCGGAGACCATAGGTCGTTTACTTTGTTCAGTATAGGCGTACCGGTCAGCAGATACACGCGGGGAATTCGGTGCGCCAGGGCGCGGGCCCCCCGCGTCTGGCTTGCCTTTCTATTTTTCAATCCGTGGGCCTCGTCAACGATCAGGGCGTCCCAGGGCAGAGACGCTAGGACATTGACGAATCTGGGTTTGCGCAGGCTCTCTATGTTCGTTATCAAATACCCCGCGCGGAACCCGGAGGCATCCTCCCCCCTGGTCGCGTAGTTCCCCCTCAGAACTTTGGCATACCTGCCCGGTGCCCAGCGCGATATCTCGTTTGCCCAGCACGTCTTGAGCGTGTTCGGGCAGACCACGAGGATTCTGTGTAATCCCTGGGTTTCGCAGGCCGTAATGGCTTGCACGGTTTTGCCCAGCCCCATGTCGTCGGCGAGGATGGCCCGGCGCCTCTTTATGAGGAACTCTACACCAGCCCTTTGGAACCTGTAGAGTTTAGGGGCCATCCCCGTCGCCGAATCCGTCATGAATCCGGGTCCTCCTTCGAGGGCTGCCGCTCCTGAACAGATCTCAATCTCTCTTCTCGGTTCTTAAATTGCTTCCATACCCCCGCCGGGGCATGGGGGCAGTCCTGCTCGAAATACCTGGCCTCAAGGAGCGATCTCGCTGCATAGGGACAGAACAGGTTCTTACCCAACCAAATACACTCCTCATCGCCCTCACCCCTTGTACAGGGGGCGGTCTCTGATGGCTCCTTGTACCCGTTCGTTGGGGTGCGACGGAGGGCCCGACGGGCCCCGGTGGGTGGGGAACATTGAGCGGGATGGGGCCCTTTCCGTCCTGCCGGCCGCGCAGAATTGGATAGGCCGCTCCGTCGCACGGACTCTCTGCTGCTGTGTAAGGATTTTGGTGAGCGGTGCTCGGCGTATTCTGCGCAGAGGTGGGCAAAGTCTATGGTTTTTATGATCTCGTTCTCTATCGCCCTGCTCAGAATGTCCTCGACCGATAAGCCAATACGATCCAGGACAAAACGATTGATTCGATCAAGATCCCGGATCGAAACACGAATGCGAAGCTCGTTCGCCTCCCTAATAATCTTTACCACCGTCCCCCTCCAGGACCGATTCGATCAGATGCGTTATTGCGCGCAGCAGGCAGGCGCCCTGATCAGAATAGCCGTCCACGAATTTGGTGCTTTCGGCGCGCAACCTGTCGAGTACCCCCCTTATATCGTTCTGCAGCTTTTCCCGCCTGGCTGCCTCGCGAGAATAGAGCACCGCCAAAGCAGCGATCCACACGCAAACGCCTACCATGAAAAATTGAATTGGGGTCATTTCCAGCATCCCCTTCTCCGGGCCGCCTCTCGGCGCCTCCGGATCTCCATTCGCATCTGTAGCTCCTTGCGAAGCCGCAGGACATCTTCCGGGCGCAGCGGTTGGCGCCGCGGCCAAACCTTCACCCGGTTTGCGTTGGTCTGGATCATCCCCTTGCTCCTTTCATTTTATTCTTTGGACTCCTTCTCCCCATTGTGGAAAGGAGCCAGCCGCTTCTGAACGTCGACGGATATCCGTCGTGTATAAATTCTACTTTACAACGCCGCCATCCCCATTCACTGGCCCACCGCCTCCGGGGTCCTCCCGTGATAGTGATGTTGACGGGGACAGATTCACGGCGCCCCCTGAGACGAAACTGACAACCAGGATAATCACTGTCGACTGGACCATCGCCGGGTTCTAGGATCCCCGGAAGGCTCCAACCATCGGGGTCTACCCAGTCGCCGACTTTCGCCTCGCCCAGGAGCAGGATGCCCTCCTCTTTTGTCATCGCCATTTCTTATCTCCTATCCTATCTGAACTACCTGCAACGTGGTCGCATCGTACCAGCCGTGACGACGGAACTGGCCATCGGTAAAGTCGAAATAGATCAGGCGTTCGCCCGGGACTTCATCTTCCGCCATGACCGGAAGCACATAGGCGTAGCTTTCCTTGAGATCCCTCACCCTCCCGAATAGCGCCTGACACCGCAGGCACTTGTAGACGGTGCCCTCCTTGAGGGCGCGGATCTCTGCATTCGTGGCGCTGCACGCTGGACATTCAACGCGGGGAGCGTCCGGGCAGATGGGGTTATAGCCTCGCGCCGCATTCTCATCGAGCGAGCCATAAGGACAGTACCACCCCTCGGCGAGTCGGTTGCATTCACCGCCGCGAGGGCATCTTGCTAAAGCTTTCATCGTGAAACCTCCGAATTGATTTTGGCCTGCCTTGTCAGCTCCGGGCCGATCAACGCCCGGAGAACCGGAAGCGATTGCTTCCGGTTTCGGCCTGGGATTCTAATCAGACGCCCCATTCTTTGGACGCTTTTCGGAACCAAACCCACTTTGTTTCTGGCACCTTTGTCCTCCTTTACCCCTATCGTTTTTGCCCCCTTCATTCCATTCCCCTTATATTCTCACCGGGCCGCCGCCTGAGGATCTTCATCTCGTCGGCCACGATGACCTCGTATTCGATCCGGCCGCCGTACACATCGAGGATGGCCTGGGCCCCCACGGTGTGTGCGCCTCGATATTCCACTCGGCGGATCACCTCCTCGCCGTCCCCCCACGCGCACCAGCCCCGGGCCCAGGCCAGAGCAGCTTCCCAGCTGGTGAAGATGTGGAATCCCGCAAGGTATTGTCTTCCGTCTTCCTCTGCCCGCAGAGTATCCTCTCCCGACACCCCCCAGTTTTCTTTCCTGATCCATCTCCCGACGGGATAAGGTCTAATGTCCTTACGGTCGATGTCCTCAGCTACTTCGGCCGGATAAAGCCTGCCTCGCCAGAAACCAAAAGTCTTATACCCCACGCCGGACTTTGCCGGAGCTTTGCCCGTTACACGATTCATGATGGCGCCCCTGTTTGATTGTCTCGGTTTGTCGATCCCGCCCAAACCTTATCTCTCATATCTTTATTATAACACAGATGAATATGTCTTGTCAAGTCCCTACCGGTTGTATAGCCCTCTCCCGGCACACAACCGGTTGTGGTGTCGGAGCCCCTAAACATATTATGGACGATGGGTTCCGACGCTAGGAGGGAGTACTTGTGGCGCTCTCTGAGATGGGCCCTAGAGTGCTTCCTGCCACCCGGCAGCGGCAGCTCTCATCCAGGGCTCTGTATCGTGCATCATACGCTGGAAGCTCCAGTCAGTCCGCCGGAACTGGCCCGCCCATTCTCCATCTTCCAATGCAAAATGCGGCCGCAAATTAAGCTCGACGTCATGGCCGGCCTTCAGGACCTCACGGACAAATGACCTCGTGACTTCTGGTGTCGAGGTTGGCAGGCATCCGTCCTGGGACGCAATATACTTGACGCCGGGTTTCCCGTATTCTTCGATTTTAGCCCGCATCGCCACCTCGTTACAGCACCCGTGGATGGATTGGAGGCATACGGCCTCAAGGCGCTTTTCCCGAAGCCAGGCGTAGTCGGCCTTTTCGATCGAACTCTGGAGCGAATAACGCGGGAATCGACTCCATCCTTCCGGGCGGTATGGCTCCGCGAATGACGCCATCATCTCATGCCACTTCTGCGCCGCGCGAACCTCGTTTCCAAGTTCAATCTTGACGAACGGCCAATAACGCATAGCAGTCGCAATGGCGCGGTCGTAAAAGCGCCCCAGGTATTCGCCGAGCTCCGGCCAACCGGGCCGATGTCGATTGTGCTCTTCGTACCAATGGTACATGGCCGCGGGCTCCGTGGCCGTTCCGTTTCGGTTGTTACGTCCATTCCACCAGCTCCATGCCCAATAGCCTGTCCTCCGGTCGTGGATTGAGCAATTGTCATTGAGCGAAACGATGCAGGTAAGGCGTCGGTCTGCTATCATGGCGAGGCGGCGGTCGAACATATTCCAGAAGTCTTCGTTCCGCTTGTTAAGATCATAGAGGTCGCCGCGCTTTTGGTACGGAATCAGGATCCAATCCCAGGTGTGGGGTTCCCATCCGCCCCACGCAAAGGCCCGGATCTGGTTCCCGGCGCGTAGCGCGCAGAGCCAGTCAAGCCAATCTGCTAGGTCGGCGTCATCAATCGCACGATTGAAAAGAAGCGACGGAACCAGCGCGGCGCAAACTCCAATGTGAGTCCCATCGGATGCGCGCAATTTCGGGTAGCTCAGCTCTAGCGGCAAAGAGGCTGTCGCTGTCGGTTCAAGGCCAGCGATGACCTTGTCGATGGTTTCCTTCGTCGCTCTGCACGATTCGTTGTAGAATTGAATGGCTCCTTGGAGCAGCCCCGCCAACCGCGCGTCCAGAAGCGGCAACGTCTTATCCCGCTGCTCACGAACGCCAGCGGCCCCCTCGTTGATTCTTTGCTTCAGAAGGTTGAGGTTTTGTTTAGCGTCTCCTTTTCCCACGTATTGCCCTCCTTAAATGTTAAGTAGATGGACCGTCAGGAACGTCCCCCATTGATCGGCCGAGATGTCGGGCGTCGCCGCGCCAACGTTGTGCCATGCGTAGAGCTCAATCGCCTGGCCTGCGGTTACCTGGAGGACGTCAATGATCTCTACCGACAAGGCATTCGTAGAGCCGGAGTGCGCGTTCCGCGCCGATCTCTGCGCCCCGCCTACCCGGATCTGAGTAATCCAGCGGGCCGCATTCGCCACGTCGGTCCAGAGTATGGATCCCGATATAAGATAGAACCCCGTGACAGGTGCGATAATGCGGTTATTCCCGGCATCGAACATGCTCGACGGATCGTAGGTCGTAGCATCCAGGAGGACCTTGGTGTAGGTTGTATTTGCGATGTTCGTCTGGGCGCTGCTCAAGTAGGCACGGCACTTGCTTTCGGTCGTGATGGCTGAGCCCTGTAGATTTAGCCCGGCGAATGTCGGGAAGGCGTCGCAGCTCATGTTCTCCTGGAGGACCTCATCCCACTCCATTGAGCCGGAAGTAATGCAGGACCCGGAATCAAGGACGCCCAACCGGTGCCAGAGCTTTTCGGTGTCTTCATCGGACACGATCATCCCCGGCTTTGCGAGCGACAGCGTTCCGGTCGGATCGCTCATGCGCCAATTGTTCTTGAGAAGGTTGACGAGGGTAACGCAAAATCCCTCCCACCCCTCGTAGTCTTCGCCAAGTAGAAGGTTCGTCCTGCTCGTAGTCATCTTAATCCTCCAATGTACCGCATGGGCATATTTTTTTCAGCGGCCAGCCGGCGGATAGTTGGTTCGTGTCGCAATCGCCGATATAAGCAAATATCCGTTGCCAATCGCTGGCGTCGGCCCAGCTTTCGGCGATATCTTCGCAACGGCCGATAATCATGCACTCCCCAACCATCCATTGAAGATCGACGCCGATGACTTGGATAGTGCCGTTTTGGAAGTCGTAGGTCAGAGACGAGACGTAGTAGTAGCGGCCATACTCCCCGGCGCCGGCCACCGAAACGCCATAAGGATCCTGAAGCCGGAACGTGTCGAAGATGTCAAGCTCCGTCGCGTAGCGGATCGGAAGCGAAAACGATACTGTCCGCTCTCCGTGTTCAAGCCGCAAGAAATCCTCAGCGAGCCTTACTCCCGCGAATTCCTCAGAGTCTATGCAGGGATAGTCCCAAACAGCACCGGGCTCCATGCAGGCATCATAGTAGACCGTGCCCTCGCCGCATTCCGAGTCAATCGAGCCGTCCCAGGCATCCGGCGCCGGGTAGTATCCGAACCTGGTCCTTATCCTGGTTATCGATTCGCGCATACCGAACGGGCGCTCCGGTGCGTCGAGAAGGTCCGTTTGGGCTATAAGGTGGAGGCTATAGCTCAGGTCCGTGAGGTCTTTGCGCCCGAACTTGAGTCGGCCGTCGAGGCCGGGCCACATCTTGACACCGAAAGAAAACAAAAGGTCTTTCAGCACGTCCTCCGGCGACTTATCCTCCACCACGGCAAGCCGGCCGATCTCACCCCATCCATTCGTTTCATAATAGTCGGCCAGAGTATCAAGCGATGCCGTGTCCACGGACGCCGGAGGCACGCCCAGCATGTAGATAAGCGTCCAGCCCAACACATAGGCCGGGTTCTGGATGTACCCGTTTGCCGAGTCCCAGGCCGCGAGCGAATAGCCCGTGCAGTTGAAAGTAACTTTCTTGTCACCCTGGGAGTTCTTGAAGTCGATATATGTACGGCCATCGGCATCATAAGTGATGGTGTACTGTACGGGATTGACAAGCGTCCCGTCGGAATAGACCGCGGTTATGCTGTCCAGCGCGTACGCCGCGGCCAAATATTTGTAGGTCGTAGTGTCCACGTAGACGGCTTCGATCGCCCCGCCGTCCCGGTCGAAGAGGCCCAGGATTTCCGGCACGGCACGGCCAACGTGGTTCGGATGCGCATTCGGATAATCCTCAAGCGTCACGGTGAATCGGGGCAAGCGCTTCCGGAGGTACATCTGAGTAACGTCCTTGACGACCGCCGAAAACACGGGCCCCTTGAGCGTGTAGTCGTCAACGATCCCGCCATAGACCTGGCTCATCCACGCCGCCGGTTCATCAGCCCAACCGAAGTAAATGGCGACACCCTGATTTTTGCAGTGCCCGAGCGCCAGGCGTTCCTGGAAATGATAGTCATGGCTTGCAAGCTCCACGGTGATGTCCGAGACCTCGAAAAGCCCGGTCAGGTCGTCGATTGCACGGGTAAACGTACTGACGCCCAGCACCCGGCCGTCGTAGAACACGTCATCAGCCCGGATGTCGACCGGGGCGTAGTACTCGGCGATCGTCGTCCCGCTCCACTTCCAGTCCCAATGGAAGCCGAATACGGGCTGCGTCTTCTCGGCCGCGCCAACGGCAATGACGAAACGGGAGCCCTCGGTCATCTCCCCGTCCGAGGCCGCCCGCCAGTCGCCAGCGTAGGCCTCGACCGTACCGACGCCGTGACCAACCGGAGTCTTTACGAGTCTGATCCTATAAGCGCCGCGCACCATCGCCGGCATCGCCGGGATGGTGATTTTTGTGTCCGAATCCACCGTGAAGTCGCCCGTGGTCCTGTCCAGGGTGTACGAATTTGTGCCGCCTATCTGCTCCAGGACGATGTACCTGACGATGGAATTGAAGTTCGCGGGCATGTTGGACGGATTCCTCGCCACGTCGCTCAACTCTCCATCACTCTGGTCGAAGCCAAGACCGCGTAGCACCAGGGACTCGCCACCGCCTTCGCTGAACCTCGTCTTCGAGACCGAATTGACCACCGGATTGAAGTAGTTGACTCGGATGCCCGATGTTGAGATACCGAGCTTCAATGCTTCGCCAGCCCCCGGCAGGGAGCCGTATCCGTGGAGATGGAACCACACTCCATTCCTGAAAAGCGCCTCCTGGTCCTGGTTCGTCAGCGCGGAGGCGCCATCGTAGGCCATGGTCCACCATTCCTTCGAAAGCGGCAGGGAAGCTAGCGGAATATTATTCTCGCCGTTCTGCTGATTGCAACCGTCGCCAGGTGGGTAGTTGCCCCAGGAGTTGACTCCATCATAATAGCGACCGCAGACCGTAGCCTTGTCCCAGGCCGCAGGCGCGGCCGGATGGCAGAGCGTGATCATCAAGATATCGGCATCAGTCTCGGACGTTGTGTTCTCTATCAGGGAAAGTGTAAACGAATACCGCATGTCGACGACCTGATCGGCGCCATCGACGAGTACGAAATCGGAGC